AGACTGGGTCTGCTGGGTTTTTGCTTATCGTGCTACCGATTGCTACTTATTGCTACTTTATCATTGAAATTTGCTTTCTCGTGGCACCCGTGGCACCACTATGATTATGAATCAGCAACAAGTCGCACCCTGTGGCACCAACAAATTTTCGGTTACGGTTACGGAAATGGAGCGGCGGGGGGGAAAAGTTTGGCGTTTGAGGACTCGGATTGGAGAAAAAGTAACGAGGAAATTTTTCGCAAGTTGGGGGGAGGCGGAGCAGGCTCGGCAGCAAACATTGGATCAATTGTCGCGCCGGGGGACGGAATCGTTTGAGGGAGCGCGAGGGTTTACGGTGACGAAGGCGAGAAAGGATTTCATGGCAGCGCGGGGGGAGGATTTAAAAGGGAATCACCTGCGGTTGGTGAAGTGGTGGTGGGGTGAGTTTGCAGAGAAGTATGGCTCGCTGGATTTGGCGGCTGTGTCTGCGAGGACGATTGATGCGTTTTTGAAGCGTAAAAACTGGAGCGGGACGACGCGGGCGCAGGGCTATGTTTACCTGCGGTTGTTTTTTAATTGGCTCGTCAGATATGACTACATCGAGAAGTCGCCGGTGTTGAAGGCGGAGGTGCCGAAGAAGACGGCGCAGCATCATCTATTGGAAACGAAGGATGTGGCGCGGCTGCTGGAGTTGACGGCCGAGGATGACCGGCTGCGGGCTTGGTTGGTGCTGGGTGTCTTCGGGGGCATGCGGGCCTCGGAGGTGGGGCGGGCTTTGCCGGAGCATGTGGAGGAGACAGAGATTCTGGTTCCGCAGACGAAGTCCACGGATCCAGTGCCGAGGAAGCGCTATGTGCCGATCTTGCCGGCGGTGACGCGGCATCTCCCGGAGAAGTGGGATTGCCTGGAGGAGGACTACATTAAGCGCGGCCGGACGAAAATCACTCAGGAAATGGGCTGGGAGGAATGGCCTCAGAATTGCCTGCGCCACACAGCAGCCTCGATGCACTTGGCAATGTGGCAGGACTCGGGGAAAACGGCCTTTTTCCTCGGTCACTCGTCACCGCAGATGGTGAACAAGACCTATGCGCGTGCGGTGCGCCAAGCGGAGGCGGAGAGGTTTTGGGGGTTGTGACCTACTCTTCGTCCGGCCCTTCCAATGCTCCAGCTTTTGAGTCGAACTCCGGCACCGCATCCGGCATCGCTTGGCCGGGGGCGGCGAGGGCTTGCGATGTGGGGATGCGGTTGCCGTTCTCCTCGGTGATCTTGATGAGGTTCTCGTCGAAGACGACATAGTTGTAGGTGGGATCGTTACCGGCGGTTTCTTTTTTAGCGTCGTAGTCTGCTGCTGCTTTTTTCACTTCCGCTTCTGTTCCTTTGGCTAAACGATTGCCTGCTCCGTCTTGAGCCACCCAATATCCCTCGGTAAACATTTGCCGGACAGTTGCCTTGAGCGTGACTTTTCCAAACCCGACGCGACTGCCGCCGTCGAGGTAGCGGATGCCGGGGATGCCTGCGGCGAGGAGATATAATGACACATCTTTAGGCTCTCCCATTAGTTGATATGCCTCTCCTAATGTTGCGTCTTTAGATAAAATGTTATCAATTCCATCAAGGTCGGTGATTTTGAATCTGTCCTCATTCCATATTTTCAAATTAAACGCACCCTTCACTTTCTCGCCCTGCTCACTTAGCGGTTTGTCCCAGTCGAGCAGGTCTTCCAGTTCGACATCAAGATCGACGGTGTAGAAGTTGCCTTTTTTTGTCTCTAACGCATTAGGGTTCGCTTCTCTTGCTGCATCAGCAACCGAATCTTCAAATTCCAATGGAGCGTTTGGAAAAACACGGCGGACATTTTTAATAGCCCATTCTGCTTTTTGGTCACCGCTTAACCCAGCAGGAACATTTGATAGTGATCGGATTGCAAAGGTTTTAGGGTCTTGCTTTTCCCATGATTTTGCAACAGGCGGCAATTCTGCTCCATTGTAAAAATCCCGTGAAGATGCGTTTGGGGTTTTTGAGCTTAAAGAATTTCGATAGCCCTCTGCTACTTTCTTATTATCCGCAAAATAAAGCCCCCACCCATAAGCCTGCGCCCCCTCGCCTGTGCCGATCTTTCCGGTGGTGAATTTGTCCACCTTGTGCGGCGTGCCGTGGAATGCTTCGGGCATGGCTTGGCCAGGCGCGATAATGCTGTAGGTTTGTCCGGTGCGGCCAAATTGCACGCGAATGCTGAGCATTTCCGGCATAGCCTGCCCTGGCAGGTCTCTTGACAAGTCCGGCATGGGGGCTGGCTTGTCGGGCATGAAGTTGCGGTTGGCGCGGTCGTAGTCGAAGTGGAAGCCTTGGCGGCCGGTGCCTATGGCGGCGTCTACGCGGTCGAGGCGGAATTGTTTGATGGCGCTGCCGGGGCCGAAGCTGCCGGAGAGGGCGTTGCGCTCGCGGTTTTTGATGGTGGCGATGCCGAGGATGGCGTTGATGGTGTCGCGTTTCTCGTCGCCGATCTTGGTGGCGCCGGGGAGTTCCTGACGGTGGTTCTCCATGTAGGTCTTGAGGTCGGCTTCGATCTTGCCGATGTCGTAGTCGAAGGGGGCGAGGGCGGGGTTGCGCTCGGCGATGCCTCGCATGGCGCGGTTGCGGAATTGCGAGAGGTCGAGCACGGTGGCGTTGAGGTTGCCTGCTTTGGTGAGTTCCCATCCCCAGGGAATGACTTCGCGGGTGATGGCTTCGAGGTTGCCGAGGCGGTTGACTCGGAAGGCGCCGGTGTCTCCGCTGCCGATGGCGTGGTAGCGGACCTGCATGCTCTCGCCTGCGGCTCCGAGGGCCTCGAACTGGCGGGCGAAGGCGCGGATGTGGGGCATGAAGCCGTTGAGGAAATCGAAGCTGGGCGGGAGGACTCGGCCTCGCACGGTGACGCGGCCATCTGCGGTCTTCTTGGGGCCGAGGACGGGGTTGGAGTCTGGAATGAGTTTGGAGCCGACGATGTTTCGGATCTGCTCTTTGACCTTGGCGTGTTCTTGGTTGAGGTCGCGCTGGTCGCGGAGGATGGCTTGTCCGGTGGCGGGGTCTTGCGTGGCGAAGGTGGTGGCCTTCACGCCGTCGCCTCGGTCGTAGAATGTGACCTGGGGGTTGTTGGCGATGTCGCTGGCGCGGCCGCTGGGGGCGATGCGGTTTGGGCGGGGCTTTTCGTGAGTGGGGTCGTTGGCCCACTGGCGGTAGTTGTTGATGTAGGTGCCGAGCTGGGTGAGGAGGGCCTTGTCGGTGGCGAGGATGGGGTTCTCTTTGAAGAGGCTGCCGGGGGTGTCGAGGGCTTGGCCGGTCTGCGGGTCGATGCGGACACCGCTGGCGCTGAGGGCGCGGGCTTGGGCACCGAGGACGCTCTCGGCGAAGGTGAGCATGTTGCCTCCGGCGGGGGCTCCTCGGCGGATGGCGGCAAAATCCATGGTGTTGCTGGCCTTGGCGAAGGTCTCGGCGAAAATCTCGTCGCGGGCCCAATCGAGGCCGTCCATGTCGCCTCGGGCGAGTCCGCCTTGGCTAAGGTTATCCATCTCGGCGGCGAGTGTGCCGGGGCTGATCTCGAAGTTGCCGTCGGGGAAGGCGCTGGCGTTTTTGCCTCGGATGATGTTGCTGGCGTATTCGCGGGCACGGGCTTGGACGCCTTCGGGGCCGTAGGTTTTATCCACCCAGGCACGGGCGGCGTATTTTTGCTGGCCGTCGAGGGCACCGCTGGCGAGGAGGGCGTGGCCGAATTCGTGGGGTTCGACTCCTCCACGGCGGGCGTCGAGGTTGATGAATACCTTGGCGCGTTCGCCGAGCGGGGCCTGCACAAACATGCCGGCGGTTCCGGCTCCGCCTTGGGCGGCGACATTGGCGTCGTAGTCCTCGGCGCTGAGGGGAACGAAGTCGAGGCCGTTGCGGAAGGTGCCCTGCATGGCGGCGAGCTTCACCAGGTTGTCGGGCGTCTGTGTAGACATCATTTTGCCGACATCTCCACCGTTGAGTTCGACATCGACGAGCATGCGAGACACATCGCTGAGAGCGGCTTGTTGGCGACGCTGGGCGAGGCCGGTGAAGCGGTCCACTCCTCCGCCGAGGGCGCCGAAGGTGCCGCCCATGGCGAGCATGGCGGCGGCGTCTTCATCCTGACCGGCATTGGCGGCGAGGAGGGCGAAGGGAACATTTGCTGCGGCACCTTTTGCGGCACCTGTGGCGAGGGCGCTGGATCCGCGGACGGCTTGGACGATTGCGGGATTGGATAGCTTGCCCATGAAGGCACGCATCTGCGGCGAGAGGGCTTGATTCGCGGCGAGGCGGGCGGGCGTGGACTCGATGCTCACGAACTGGCTTGGGCGCTCGAGGACTTCTTTGAAAATGGAGGGCACGGCTGGATTGGCCAACACGGCGGCTCGGGCGGCTTGGTCCAGGCCATTGGTGGCGTCGGCGGATTCGCGGAGGATGATCTTGGCAGTGCCTGCTCCAGTCTCGATCTTGCGGAGCACGCCCACGCCTGCTTTGTAGACTGGATAGAACCCAGCTATGGTGGCGGTGACTTCTGGCGGCGCTCCAAGGGCTGAGGCGCCCGCAGCGATACCGCCACCGATGCCGACATTGCGGCCAAAGGTCATGGCGTTTGCAGCGGCAGAGATGTTTTGCGGGCTCACGCCTGTCTTTTCCGTAACGACCTTGGCAAAGCGCTCGGCGAGGGCGTCGTTGCCTTTGACGAGGCCGCCTGCGAGTTTTTCAATGCCGCTGGCGGTCTTGGAACTAACAATCTTCATGCCTCGGGAGAGGCCGAGGGGTTTTGCACCGGCGCTGAAAGGGATGATGTTGGTCGGGTCGGTGGCGATCTCGAGCACCTGAGCCTGGGACTCGATGGGCGTCTCTTGCTGGTTGCGGCCGGTGAGCACGCGGGTGAGTAGCTCGGTGGGCGCGGTCTTTTGCCCGAGCTCTTGATATTGGGCGTCGATGCCTTTTTCCCAAAGATGGTTTTTGAATTCGTAATCCTTCAAATCCTCCTCGTTGGTTGGGCGGATCGGTTGATTTGGATATCGCTCTTGGAACCCAGCGAGGATCATTGGGTTTTGCGCCTCGGCAAACAAAAACTCTCCCGTGGCCTCGTTGATATATTTAGGTTGGCCTTCCAGAGCCTGCTTGGCCCAGCCTCCGAGCTGCATGGCGCTCAAGGCAGCGCGGCCGATGCCGGTCTGGAGTGTGGCGGGGGCTTTGGCAAGAGCCTCTGATTTTGGCTCCTTGAGGGTGTCTGCTTTGATTCGGTCCCATGTCTCTGGGATGCGTGTCACGCTTCCCTCTGGGTCTACCGCCAGTGTGTAAAAAACATCCGCTGCGGTGACGAACAACCCGCCGACGGCCTTGGCTGCGAGTTCGCCATTGCCAGGGATTTTGCCTTGGGCCTTGAGGCGCTCCTTGGTGGCCTTTTGGTCGAAATACTCGTCGCGTGTCGGGATGTAGTTTGGATCTTCGAGGGCTTCCATGACCATTTTGTCCACCTCGTCTTGAGTGTAACCTTTGGGTCGGTTGGCTTGCTCAAGTAGGTCGATTTCTTCGGCCGTGTATTCACGATCTTCAAGCTGGGCAACGGGGCCTATGGCGGGTCCGCGGGCAGGCAGCGCCCCCTCGCCGGTGATCAGTCCGGCAGATCCTGTCGGTTCAGGTGCTCCGCTTGCGGCGGCTGAGGCCGTAGAGGCGTTTGGGGGAATAGGGGCGTCCTGCACCGGCAGCTCGGCGGCTGCCATGGCATCTACTTCATCTTGGGAATATTCCCTGTCCTCAAGGGCGGTAGAATTGAGCGGGATAGTATTTGCCATTGGGAAGTTGGATGAGGTCGCCTGCGGGAGTTTTGCGAATGTTTTGGGTGGCGGGTTTCTGGGGTTGTGCGGGGGCGGCTTGGGGAGCGGTTTGCGGGGCGGATCCACCCATGCCTTCGATGCGGGACTTGGCGTCGAGGAGATATTCCCTCCAGATGGTGTCGTTCTGGTGCAGGCGGGGGCTCATGCTTTTGAGGAATTTGAGCTCATCCTGAGAAACTGGTTTTAGGAATTTTGTCAGTTCCAAGACATCATTGTTGACAAGGCGCTCAAGCTCGGCGCGTTGAGCAGCTCGCTGGTCATTGGCTCCGCCGGCATCAAGCATGGCTCCGGCTGTGCCGTCCCACTTGCCCACAAGGTCTGTCAAAAGCGTTGAGTTTGGGCCTGTTGGGGTTGTGTATTTGTTGATTTTTTCAAGGACAAGCTGCTTGCGCGTGTTGAGCTCGGCCTGCTCTTTAGCCTTGGCGATGGTCTCCTGCTCGAGCTTGCCGATATCGAGTTGGGTTTTGCGGGCTGACAACTGAGCTGCGGATGCCTCGGCTTGGGCTTTTGGCGAGTTGCGCTCGTCGAGCATTTTCTGGATTTCCATGACGCGGTTGGCAGCGGCTTCTTGACTGGGCAAAATGCCTTGCGTCTGGATTTCGTGAATCAATTGGCGGATGGCGGGGGGCTTGGCATCGTATTCCTCTTGGGTCTGGGCGTTCAGCACGGACCAGTCGAAGGAGAGTCCCTTGGCAGCGCGGGGTTGGGCTACCGGAGCCGCTTGCTGAGACATGTCCATTTCTGCCACAGGCCGAGTGAATGCCGCGAGGTCTTCATCCGTGGGCTGCTGGGGCAGTGCCGGGTCTTGGTAGGGGGGATACATAGTTAGTTAGCCGGTGAGGTTCTGATTTGCGGGTTAAAGGTGTATGGAGCTGCTGGTGCCGGGGCTGGATTGGTTGCTGGCGCCGGATTAACCGATGGGCTCATGGGGACTTGGTTGGCGGCGGGTTGCTGGGCGAGCATCTGCGCGTTCACGCGGTTGTTTTGGGCGTTGTATTGCTGAGAATACATCCAACGCTTGAGATCGTCGTCCATAATAGATTCTGCCGTTTGGACATAGGCTTGGCGCTTGCCGAGCGGCATGGTGTCGAATTTATCGATGGTGTCTTGAGTGAAAAGATCGCTGCCGTCGGTTTTTTTCATGCCTTTGAGCATGTCGAATTTGGCATTGGCGCCGTCGGAGGCGATGCGGTTTTCTTGGGATTTCTCTATATTATTGCTAACCATGCCCATGGCTGTGTTGAAGGAGGAGGTGAGGGAATTCTGAAAGTTGGCTTGGCCTTGGGCGCGGATGTTGGTGGCGTTGTTGGCACCTTGGGCGTAAATCTCGGCGGAGCGGTCGGTGACGGCGGGGGCGTATTGCATGGGGGTTTAGGCGGGGTTGAGGAGTTTGTGGGCGAGGGTGAGTGGGACGGTATCGAAGCAGGCTCCGGTGGCGGCGTGCCAATCGCGGGCGGCTTGGCGGAGGGCTTCGCGCTGGGCGTGGGCGAACCATTGCTGGTCGGTCCAGGCGTGGTCGGTGAGCCAGGCTTGCGCGGCGGTGGAGTCGGTGATGCCGAGGCGCTGCCACATGCGGGTGCTGGCGGCGAAGATGTCTTCGGGGGTGGTGACGATGCCGAGGAGTTGGGCCAACTCGGAGACGAGGTGGCGGTCGGTGGCGAGGGTGCGGTCGGCTTCGCTGGTGAGGTGGTGCTGGCGTTGCCCATCGCCGGTTGGCAGGTCGTTGGCGAGGAGGGCGAGGAAATAGGCGCTGTGCGTGTGGAGGGGAGTGTCGCGCTGGAGGGGCGCGGCGACATGCTGGGCGTGGCGGATGGCTTCCTCGGCGTCGAGGGCTTTCTGGTCGATGTAGTTCTCGCGGAGGAGGTCTGCTACGGGGCCGAGGGCTTGGCGGAGGCGGGTCCAACTGCGCTCGACATAGTAGATGCTGCGGGCTGTGGCGAGGATGCCTGCGAGGTCGGCCGCCGGCAGGAGGCCGTCGGCGACGAGGCACTCGGCGGTGGCGCGGAGGTTGACGATTGGAATGGAGAGGGCGCGGTAGCCGTCTTCGGCGTGGCCGTGGGCGAGGGCTACATCGGCATCGTCGGTGCAGGATTCGTCGGCATACCACCCGGCGATGATGCCGACGGGCTCGGCTCCGTAGCGGGCGCACTCGACGGCGCGGAGTGCGCCGAGGCTGCCTGCTCCAATGACGCGGCATCCCTGCTCGATGGCGAAGAGGATTTCCTTGTGCCAGGGGGCGAGGCTTTGGTGAAAGAGGCCGTCGATGAGGAGGATGGTATCTGGGCCTTCGAGAGCGGCGGCGGCGATGTCGCCTTGCTGGGCCGGGGGGCGGAGGTCGGCATCGGCGGGGATATTGCCGGGGCGTGTGGGGCCGAGGAAGATTTTCATTTCGCCCTCCTGGCGCGATGGCCTGGTTGCGAGTAGTCGAAGGTGTAGCCTTCCAGCGTGGGGGTTATGATTCGCACCACGGCGCATGGGTAGTCGTGGGGGAACTCATAGACGAGTGGCTCGGAAATACCGGCGGCATCGAGGAGAGCGAGCAGGATGTCTATGTCTGCCTCAAAGGTGTCGCGGGAGCGGTCGGGATGGGCGTTTGCGCTAATGGTGGCGTGCTTGTAGAGGCGGGCGAGAATGGCGGAGGAGTCGGTGGCTTTGACCATCTCGTAGCGGGCGTGGAGGAAGTCGTCGCGGCTCCCGGCGATCCATACGGCGCGGGCTTGGATGGTCTCGGTGAGAGCACGGGCTTGGGCCACGGCTGGATCGAGGTGAGCGGCGTAGCCTTTATTGACTCCGCAGCCGCTCTCGCAGTCGATGAGGTAGGCTATGTAGGTGGGCAGGCCGATGTCGCTGGTGACATCGAGGAGCACGGGGGTGATGTCGGCGTCTCGCAGTGTGCGGACGAGCCGGGCTACGGTGGGGTCGGTGATGGTGTCGAGATCGACACGGGGAAAATCTTGTAGCCTGTGCTGGGCGATGGCTGTGGCGTCGCGTTCGATGCACTCGTAGAGGCCACCGCAGACAGCTTCGGCGTAGGTGTTGCCAGAGGAGAGGCCGTTGCTTGTGGTTGCAAATGGCAGGCTGGTAAGCGGGGCGGGGTCTGGACGGGCGAGGAGGCGCACGGTGTCGGTAGGCACCATGCGAGCGGATCCACTCTGTAGGCCGCGCACCTCGGTCCACGGCATGAGAGCGGTGGGGTGGAAGACAGCTCCCTTGGAGAGCGGCAGGCGGGTCTCGGCTTTGTCGCCGAGCTGCGCTGCGGTGGCGAGGATGTGCCGGGGGAGGCTGGTCTCGCCGACATGGCGCTCGAAGCCTTCCATCATAGCCGAGCATTTCGCTGCGGCAGGAGTGGCTCCTTTGCCGGAATCTACGGCCAGCACTATGGCATCTGGCCGGATGCACTGGGCGACACAGATACCGATGCGGTCGAGCCCGGTGATCTCGGCGAGGCGGGTAATGCCTGCGGCGTGGAAATGCGGCCGCATGCGCTCGAGCGTTTGCTCGGGCGTGCAGGCGCGGTGGGCTCCTTCGAGTCGGATTTTCTCTGTTAGTTCCAAGACCATTGAAGGGTGCGGAGTGTGAGGCGGGCGAGGAGGCGGCGGAGTGGCGTGGTGATGGCGGCGGCGATGGATTGGCCGTGCTGGCAGTAGAGGCGGATCGTGCGGTCGCTGGCATGGCGGAGCATGGCGCGGCGGTATTCCACCCAACGAGTAGTGGCCGTGCCGAAGGCGGCGCGGGCTACCCAGCAGGCGGCAGCGGCGGCTCCGATGACGGCGCTGGCTCCCATGGCTGCTCCTTGGAGGCCCATATTCGCGGCATTGTCGCTCGCCTTGGCTCCCATGTAGGCGCCTTGCAGGGAGGCGTTGTTGTTTTGCACGGTGTTCCAGCGGGAGTCGAGCATGGAGGCGTTGACGCCTGCGACATTTCCGGCCATTTGGTTGGCGTTCGAGTAGGTGTTGCCGATCATCTGGCCGGAGTTGCCGAGGGTGCTGGCCCCCATGCCGAGGGCGGGGTTCATGGCGCGGGCGTAGGGGTCGATGGTGATGTTAGCACCGGCGAGGCTGCTGCGGAGGTTGGCTTGGTTCATCCTGGTGTTGGCGGACTGGCCGAGGACGGTGCCGACTTGGCCGATGCGGTTTTGACGGTTGCTGGCAAGCATTTGATTGGTGGATCCAGCAAAGTTGCGGCGGCTCGCTTCGCGCTCGGTGGCGTAGGCATCGCGGTTTAGCACTTCGGCAGCGAGGGCTCCAGTGCCGACTCCAAGGCCGCGGGCAGCCATTCCGGCGCGGGCTTGCTGGGTGGCTTGGCGCTCCTGCTCGGGGCTCAGGCTGCGGCCGAGGGCGAGTTCGCTGGTGGCTTGGCGTTGAAGCTCGCGTTCGATGTCCGTTCCTTCAAGGTCGCGGGCGGCGGCGTAGCCGAGCTGCTCGGTGTAGTCGCCAATGCGGCCGAGTTGGGTGACTTGGTCTTCGGCGGCGATGAGTTGGTTGGTGGCGCGTTGGGTGTAGGCGTTGTTGTTGCCAGAGAGGCTATCGGAGAGCTTGCCAACCGTGCCAAGCTGGAGGGCTTCGAGTTTCGGATAGGCTTCGATCTGCGCGTTGAGCTGGTCGCGGTAGTCCTCTTTAGCGGCTCCACGCGATTGCGCCATCAAAGCGCCGTAGTCGATAGGCTGCGCTTGTGGTGGAGCTTTTTGTTCCTTTGGTTTTTGTGCTGAGGAACCGCCCATTATGCTACCCCCCTTTCGGAAGCTACGGACGACACGGAGGTCGTCCCTCCAAGGCCGACGCGGCGGGCGAGTTTGGCCCATGGGTAGGCGTGGGGTTGGAAGGAATTGCGGCGGTGCCAGATGGCCCACTCTTGGGGGTGCGTGGCGACGCGGAGAAATTCGCGGACGGGGTTCGCGTGGCCGACCGATGCGGCGAGCTCGACAAACCAGGCGTTGGGGGGGAGGTCGTAGGTCATGGTATTGGTCTCGGGGGAGTAGTGGGCTTCGTGGGCGAGGAGGAAGACGGTGGGGGTGCTATGGACAAGGCCGTGGCGCAGATGCCAAGCGAGGAGATCCTCGAAGGGCTCGGTGCTATGCTCGCGCTGCCAGAGGATGGCTTTGTCGAAGGGGGTCATTAGGCTTTAATGCAATACAACATGGCGATGTTGTCGGGTCGGGTCTCGGTGGTGGAGGCGGGGGATTGGCTTTTTGTTGTCCGATTAAGATCTACGTTTGTTTCAACTATATCGACATTAACCATACGGATACTTGCTGCATCCGTTCTGTCATTGTCGTTTATTTTGCTTAATGATGAAGATTGGTAATAATCATCATACCCATGCGTATGCGGCCCAACGGCATCTGCTTGCTTCTGTCCAAATGTGCCAGAGGCCGTGCCGTCCCTATTTGTTCCAGAGCCGCGCACGAAATATCCGCACAGGTCGGGCACGCGGAAATGCGTCGTGCCAGTGCTGCCGGATCCATTGGTCTCGCCGTAGGTCGCGCCGATCACCGCAAATAAAGCAGCGTATGTGCCTGTCTTGGAATACTCATTCCCATTAGCGGCAAGCCAACCGCTTGGCGCGGTGTTCATGGCAAACGGCATGATGGCTCCAGTCGGCACAAACGTGACGCTGGAGTTGAGCTTGGCTTGAGTGACAGCGCCATCGGCGATTGTTAAAGTTGTCACCTCGTTATTTGCGAGGGCGACCGATGGCTTGCCGAGCAGGTTGAGGTTTGCCGGGGTGACGATTTCGTTGGAGGTAAAAACTTTTCCTGGGGTGACGGTGGCCATGGTTAATTGAGGGTTCGGGTTTCTTGCGGCGACATGCCGGAGCGGGCGGCTTCGGCGGTGATGGTGCGGAGGATAGGGCGGCCGGCGGAGGTGCGGAACCGGAGATCGAGGGCGGTGGCTTTGCAGCGGAGGGGAGCTTTGATGGTGTAGTCCTCGGTGCTCCCGCTTGCGTTTGTGAGGGAGGCGATCTGGAAGTCCTTATCGTAGTCGGTGGTCACGGCATCGAGCGTGCAGGCGGCACCGGCATCAAGCACGACGCTGGCTTTAGCCCGCAGGAGGCGCTTGGCGTTGAGGCCGTCGAATCCATAACGGCGGGTGAGCAGGAGGCCCGCCACATTGCTGGTGCCGAGGCCGGAGGCGGTGTCATCCGCTCCGCTCTCTTGCTCGTCGAGGAGGAAGAGCTTGCCAGCGGCGGTGGCGGCAAAGAGGCGGCGCTCGGTGCCGTAGTCCGAGACGAGTAGGCGGTCTATGGGAAATCCGTAGGTGTCGCGGCTCTCCCATTGTTGGTTGAGCATGTTGAAAGCAAAGAGGCTGTTCGGCTGTGTGCTGGTGCCGAGCGGAAGGGCGAGGTAGTAGCGGTTGCCGTGGTAGATGCCATTGCTCAGGTGCGCTGCCGTGGCATTGATGCCGCCAACGAGGTCGGCGATGGGGTCCGAGAGTGTCTGCGTGGATCCGCGCAGCTTAAGGTCAAATTGATTGTCGAGGCGGTAAACGCCGTTGTCGCTCAAGAAAAAGACATACACGCCTGCGGTGGCAATGCTGCGGTGGGCGGAGCAGCCCACTTCGTTGGTGAGGAGTTGCAGGCTGGATCGTCCACCGTCGAGGGTAACTCCATCCTCCCCGAAGACAGGCGTGGCAAGCCAGATGGATTTGCGGCAGAAGACGAGCACTTGGCCCTCGGCATAGGGGTGCAGAGCTACAATGTAGTCGTTGCTGCCCGCATTGGCGCGGAAGGATTTGGAAACGGGATCGTAGGTCTCGGCGTCGAAAACATCCGAGATGAGCAGCTCGTCGCGGTTGCGGGCGATGATGAGCGTGTTATTCAGGTAGGTGGCCGTGCTTGTCGATGGCAGGCCCGAGTAGGTGACTCCAATCGGATGCGTGCCTTGGGCCACTCGCGTAAAAGCATTTGCCAGCACGCCATCCCACACCAAGGCAGCCTGCACCCGCTGGGCGATGATTTGTCCTGTGGCTGTGGCGGCTGTGGCAGCGGGCACGGCGAAGGAAAATTGCGTGGAGGTTCTCGCAGTAACCTCGAAATCCGCCAGATATCCGGCCTCCCCTGCCCCGCTGATGCGCACCACCTCTCCGATCTGGTAGGGGTGTGTGCCAATGGTAGTGGCCGTGGCTGTGCCGCTCGTCTGCTCAAGCGTCTGGATACGGAAGAGCGGCTCCTCCCGGGTGCGCAGGAGGTAGAGTTTGTCAAATGCCTGGATGATCTCGATGTCGTCGCCTCCCGCTATGGTATCGGTGGTCGGGTAGGAAATGGTTTGCAGGGCTGCACCGTCGCGCCACAGGTAGCAGGCGTTAGGCCCGGCGAGGACTATGTATTCGTTGCTGTTGTCCAGCCGTGGGGAGCTGTAGATGCCAGCGCCTATGATGCCGCCGATGTAGGTATTTTGAATCACCGGCCCACGATTGGCGAGGAGCGTGCCGCTGGCCGATGCGCCGGGGTCGGCAGCCATCGTGTAGGTGAAGGTATTTGCTCCGCTCACGCTGATGTAGAAATTCCCGTTGTATTGCGATTGAGCGGCTCCGCGAATGTTCACATAGTCGTCCGTGGCGTAGCCATGCGCTGTGAGAGTGGCTGTGGCGGTGAGGTTGCTGGTGCCGCCGCGAGCGATGGAGGAAATGGATTTGTCCAGCGCGAGTTGGAATGGCACCGTTACCGGGTCGCCGATGTTGCCGATGGATTCCGCCAAGCGCTTGGCACCCTTGCGGGTCTGCGCCACGCCTCGGTCGAGGCGCATGTTTTCGACATACTGGACCATGCCCGGCTGGAGCTGGAGGGGATTGAGACGCGAGGCCATGCCGAGAAACCCGGCGTCGCCTTCTGTGATGGTCTGGTCGTCTGGCATCTCCTTTTATTATAGGGAAACCTTGTCAAGGGGGTCGGGCTTGCTCATGCGAAGATGTCTTTGCCTGCGGCGACTCGCTGGCGCATTTGGGCGAGGGTGAGGCCGGTAGGCACTTCGTAGTGGGGTGTGTCTTTGAAGCTTTTGAAATCCCCTCCCCAGGTGAGGCCGAGGCTGCGGGCGGCTTGGCCGATCTCGGTGTAGATGGGCGAGTCGGTGAGGTAGGATTTGCCCTTGAAGAGGCCGATGTCCCAGGCGGTGCCGAAATTGTGATTGGAAAATCCAGCGCGGGCGTTGGTGACTTTCGGGCCTGCGGTGGTGCGGCCTTTGGCGTAGAGCGCATCTTGCTCGGCGTAGCTACGCAGGCCGCTGATGATGCGGACCGCCACGCCGTGCTTGCCTGCGAGGTCGAGCGCGAGCCGCATAAATTCTCGCGCTCTCGGCTGGGCGGCCGGGTGCAGCGTCGAGATGTTGCGCTCAGTTCGCTCGTCGAAGGTCATTTGCTCGAGGTCGGCGCGGGCAGCTCGGGGAGCTGGTAGCAGAAATTGCCGTAGTCGGTCTTGAGGCAGAGCTGCGGGGAGCCGATGCTGGCGCATCCACCGAGGAGCAGGAGCGCTCCTACGGAGAAGGCGGTAGCGAGCAGGCCGAGGACAATCTGGGCGGGGTGGATCATTCTTTCTCCCGGCGGACGATTTCGTAGAGGCCGACGAGGGAGATGAGGATCGTGCTGGCATGGCCAAACAAGGAGGGGTCGATGACAAGGCCGAAGGCGCTAAGGAGGGCGGCAAGGCCAGCATAGGTCGACTTCTCTTTGAGGCGGGAGAGGATGTTATTCATAGGGGATCATTGGGGTTTATTGGGGGTGTTTTCTGTTGCGGAGGATGGCGTAGAGCGAGGCGAGGCCGACCAGGCAGCCGATGACGAGCGAGGCCACACGCAACCACGCCTCGAGCTCCGGCAGCATGGAGACCGTGAGCCCCGTCGCTGTAGCGAGCAGGCCGGTGAACGAGGCTGTGGCTTGGTGCGTGTCCATGTTAGCTGAGGGCGGCGGCGAGCTGCGCTCCGGTGGTCGAGACGGTGGAGACCTGGGCGAGGCGGTCGGTGACGAGGGCGTCGGTTTTAGCCTTGATGGCCGTGATGTCTGCGGCAGGGATGCTGGCCGGGGTGGCGCGGGTGCTGATGCCGGCGTCCACTCGGGCGAGTTCGGTGGCAAGTTCGGTGCGGACTTGTGTGGCGATGGCGGCGGCGGTTGGGACGGTCGGCGCGTTGGTCAATGTCGTGACGGTTGCCAGCGTGCCGCTTGGCGCGAGCCTTGATGAGATCGCGGCATCGATGCGCCCGGTAACGGTGTTTGTCAGGCCAACATCGGCAAGGGCTGTGTCAGCCTCCGCGTTTACCTGCGCGGCGGTGAGGGTGCTGGGGGCGACTTCGGCGGTGCCGTCCCACACGATGCTGCCGCTGCCGACATTGGCGGCGGATGCGAGGAATGCGACTTGGTAGGTGCCAGCCGTGCCGGTCATGTTGCCTGAGTAGAATCCACTGGTGCCGACTTCGGGGCAGGAGATGGCAGAGCCTACGGCAGCGCCGGATTGGTAGCGTTGGGCGGTGACGGTGAGGCCCGATTTTGCGAGCGCGATATTAAGTTCGTTGGCCATGGTTTTAGGAGTTTAGGATGGTGAGTGTTTCGGTGAGCGTTGCCTCGAAGGAGTGCGGTGCGGCGGGCCAGTTGCTGGCGGCAGGGGCAAGGCCGAGGGCAATCATTCCGTCGAGCCAGCCTTGGACTGCGACGAGCTTGGGCGAGGATTTCGCGGAGGCGTCGAGGCGAAGCTTTTGATAGAGCATCGTGGTGGAGCGGTTGCCACCGTAGCCTTGGGAGTCGGTCCATTCCTCGGCGGTGTAGGTGGGCGCGGATGGCGTGATCCATTGGCCGTCTTGCCACACGGCGTCTTCGCTTGGCTTTAGTGGCGCTGCTTGCCATTGCTCGGCTTTAGGGTTCCCGGCGACGATGAGTGCGGCGATGTAGCTCTCGGGGAGTTCGCGTAGTTCGTTGGTGGTGGTGTTGAGGTAAATCATGGGTAGATGCGTGGATGGTTGGCAACTGTTGCGCCGTTGTTGTTGGTGATGGTCAATCCGCCTTTGGCGTCGATGAGGTCGCGGACGAGAGGGGCGTAAAAGACAAGCGATTGAGGACGGATTTTGTCGCAGGTCATGCCTTTGGCGAGGGAGGCGATTTCGGCGGCGGTGAGGACTACGTTCCAGATGCCGACTTCGGCTATTAAACCATCCCAATGGGCGTTTGCTGTAACGATGTCATTTTGCGCTCCGATCCAAAGCGGAGCGGAGCCAGAAAAAATACTTGCAGCAACGCTGCTCGTTTTCAAGGCTTCGCTTACTCCATTTAAAAATAACTCTTGTCTTGTTGATGGATTAAATGTTGCGCATAAATTAGTCCAATTTGTCCCAATGGAATTTGTTCCCGCGATTAAATTTGCGGATTCAAATGTTCCGCTTGAACTAATGACAAAGCTCGGAAGCCCGGTATTGTTTACAAAAATATTATAACTCCTCTGATTAAGGGTAGGATTATTTTGGTATTTTGCTATTACGCCTCGATTTGAGGCAAAACTTCCAGAACTTTTAACAAACGCTGACAATGTAATACTGCCTGTAATGTCGAGTGCCGCCGTGTCGGCCACACTTAAGTGTCGCAAGTTGGCCGCTGTGAATTCGTAAGCCATAATTACGCCGCGCTCCTTACTTCGACGGCGATCAACTCGGCATCGCCTGTCATGGTGTCGTTTGTGGCATCGCTGCCGACGCGAGAAATTCTGATCCGGTAAGGCTCACCGACTGCCACGCTGTCGAGGGTGGTGAGTGAGATGCTGGTCGTAGTTGGAATGCCGCTTGTGCCGTTTGCCGCGCCATTGCCCTCGGCAGCGGTGTCGAAGCTGTCAGCATCGAGGTCGGTGTTGCCGCGCTCCAATGCTACGCGCCACCGAACATTGCCAGTGGTGGCGGTGGTCGCCATCCATGTGATTCGCACGCTCAAGCCGCTGGCAAGGTCAGCCGCCTCTGGGACGATTGACGGGAAGATTGCGCTCTCGTCGGTGGCAGAGTCAAAATCGAGCACGGCAACCGAGTTGCGCGTGTCGAGAGTGGCAAACAGAGTCGCTGGCGGCGAGCTATGGCGCGGGGTGAATACCGCGAGGGTCTTTGTGCCAGAGGCACCGGAGAGGATGGGTGTGGCGATCATGTTTTAGCTGTAGGTGAGAGATTGTTTGTTCGACCACGCGCCGGTGGCGGATTGCTCCGAAAGGACATTGCCTGCGGAGTTGGTGGAAATTTTGTAGATGGTCCAGGCGGTGGAGTCCTCGGCGGGGCCGGAGGCGGGGTAGTCTGCCCAGGCGAGGCGGCCGAGGTAGAGATGGTCGCCGTCCACGGCGTGGAGGAGCTGGTAGTCGGAGGGGTCGCGGGGGCGGGCGAGGCGGAAAACTTCGTTGGTGTGGTCTTTGGAATACAGACGCCGGTCGGCGAGGTTGAGGGCGAGGGAGCCCTGGGCCACTTGCGCGGCGGTGGGCACTCGGCCTGGAACCGTGGTGCGAAGGAGCTTGAGGACCGTGGCCATTTGGGAAGTTTTAAGTTTTAAGGATTAAGTTTTAAGAAAGGGGCCCCGTGGAGCGATGGCGCGGGATGAACCGCGCCACCGCTGTGGGGAGGGAGGGAGCTTAGAAGCTGCCGCCGTCGATTTCGGCTTCGATGGCGTCGAGACGCGAATCGAGGGCTGAGTCGGCCGAAGCGCGTGTGCTGGCCTCGGAGGAGACTGCTGCGGCGCGATCCGTGATCTCTGTCGCCAAATTGGCGGCGATGACGCCTTCAGCGGCGGTCGCACGCGAGATTTCGCTCGAGAGGTTCGATGTCAAGGTGCTGTCGGCACTGGTGCGAGCGGAGGTCTCTGTGGAGAGATTGCCTGCAACGGTGTTGATATTGCCCTGGAGGGTCGTGTCGGCTGCGGCGCGGTCGGTGATCTCGGTGGCAAGATTCGCGGCGATGACGCCTTCGGCTGCGGTCGCACGGTTCACCTCTGTGGTGAGGGCGCTGGAAGCGCTGGAAGCGAGGCTGGTGATAGCACCGTTGAGCGTGCTGTCTGCCGATTGGAAGGCCGAGACAACCTCTGTGAGGGAGTCGAGGGCTGCACCGTCCACATTGCTGAGGACATTGTCGATGCGTGTTCCGAGGGCGGATTCCGCTGCGGTGGCGCGGCTGGCTTCTGCCGATACGGCTGAAACGCGTGCGCTGGACTCGCTGGCGAGGGCTGCTGCTGTCGCGAAGTGCGAACCGCCTACTGGCACGACTGCGGAGCCGTCGCCGATGTAGAGGATTCCGTCAACTTTGTTGTAGGCTTGCTCACCTGAGAGGAGACTTGCAGGAGCTCCGGCTGCACCGGTCAGCCTGCGTTTAATGCGAATGTTTGAGGGCATGTTATTGGATGCTTTCTATGGGGGGGTTGTTACTGCGGGGTTACTCCTTCAAAACTCACCGCCGTCCGAATCGGCGACGATGGGTATGTAGGAAAGTGTGGGCGGATCCCAACGGTGCGGGATGTTGGTGTCTGCTGGAAAATAGATACGGGCTACGACGCCCACGGGCGGGAAGGCGGCCACGGTGTCGAACCTCTGCACATCGTCGAAATCGTCCGGGATCATCGTGCCGGAGATTTGGCCCGAGGAGTCGAGCTGCGCCACCTGGGCGGTGGTCGAGATCATGTTTCCAGTGAGGGGATCGAACGAAACTTGCGACATGGTTACGCGAATGGGGGATACTGAACGAAGGAGGTTTGGAGCTGGGTGTTGTCTGTCGTGGGAACGCCGCCGAAATAGGTCATGCGGATGCGGGCGACTGCGGTTCCGGCGAAGGAGTATTCGGTGTAATTGGTGTTGTTCGTGGCACCGACTTTGAAGACTTCAAACTTGTCGTAGAGAGGAACTGGAAATCCGGTGGTGACTCGCAGAGCCCCATCTGATGTGGCTTGGACGGGTTGCACGATGCCAGCAGAGGAGCGGGCGGCGATTTGGACGGTGGGGTTGCTCATGGGGTTACTTTTATTATCGGGTGGGGTGTCAAGGGGGGTTATTGGAACTGCGCGGAGTAGCGGCGGATCTCGCCTTTGCGGAGCCAGGCGTCGTCCATGGCCTTGAGGAGTTGACCCTCGGCGCGGGCGGTGAGGTAGTTGGATTTGTTCTCCAGGCCGGGCTCTTCGAGCATGATAGAGGCAAGGCCGGAGGTCTTGATGTAATCTCCGAGAAAAAACGGGATGGCTTGCTTCGACCAGTAGCCGGTATTCGTTGGCACATTGCCGGTGGTGGCGAGGGTGGCGCGGTAGCAGTCGCCGGTGGGGTTGTGGTAAACGAGGTCGCCGCTCGCATAGGCAGTCTGGGCCTCGTAGCTGGCGATAGTGAGTTCCGGCACTGGCTCGCAGAAGCTGATGTAAACCGTGCCGCCAGCGTAGGCGGTATCGGTAATCAAGATCCGGTCTTCGGTGACGCTGAATTTCAGCGAATACGCGAGCGAGGTGTCGGGGTTTGACGCATACACGGCAGAGACTGCGCCAATGGGCGTGCGGCCCTCCGAGTAAATCAACACATACGGAATCTCGGTGGATGGCGAGTTTTGGCTATCCTCGACATAGGTTGCGGTGAGTCGGTTGTTCCACGCCACATTGAGTGCGGTGTCGATGTTGAGCGCTGCTCCGGCGGCATTGGTGGTGACGCGCTTGATACGCCACACGGCTTGGTCAAATGTGCTGCCCTCGATGGCGCGGCCAATGTAGGAGACGGTCCCGGCATAATCGCTCTCGTAGGTGTAGCCACCTTCGGCAAAGCCTGCACCCAGAACGATGCGCTCCTCGATATGGTTGATCTCTGGCCAATCGAAAAAAGTCCAAGCGTAGTTGACGGCCTCCTGCACATAGTCCATCACCAGCGCCCCGCGACGCGCATTCTCAGGCAGGTTGGGATCGATCCCTGCCCTGGCTGTAATGCTATCGAGGAGCTGCTGGAGGCGGACGGTTTTCATGCGTTACTGGCGGGCGGCTTTGTCGAGTGCGCTGGCGACGGGGCTGGACGATGCACGCTGCATCGGAGTGCTTGGGAAGAGGTCGCGGCGGTTGCCCTGCAAGCGAGTCTGGCCCTGCTTGAGCTCGATGATGTCCATCTCCTTCTGGAGCGCATCGGCGGCGAGGCCATCCATGTAGGAGGCTTTGTCGAACTGCCCGTCTTCGCGCAGAGCGTCGGCGGCAGCCGAGAATTTGACATACTCGGAAATCACGCGAGGGAAGTCCTCGTCGTTGGAGGAGGTGTTGAACATTGTCGGACGGATCGTGAACTCCACATACACCTCGTTCGGCGTCGCATTTGTGAACTGCGTCGGACCGACGATGGCCCCCGAGTCTGTGACCCAAAAGTTGACACGCTCGGCGTAGCGCACCACGCGGGGGTCCTGCCGGTAAACATGCATCACCTCGCCAATCGGCGTGGCCTTTACGGTGCTCGATGTGGCCGTAAAGGTTTGGTCAAAGTCAATCGACCGCACGAAATCGGTGAGGGTCGCGGCCGAGGTCCATGTCGCCGTGACGGTAGGCAGCACGCCAGCCAAGCCAACAGTGATTTTGCGGTAGTATTGGCCAAGGTAAAAAACCTCTGCGCCAACGGCGTAAACGATTGCCGCATCAAAAGTCGGGCGGAACTGCCGCTTCTCGATAGCCGAAAGCTCAGGCCATTTGTAGGCTTCCCAAGCAAAGCGGCAGCGGGTGTTGATATATTCAGTAAGCGCAGACGCCGTGGATGGCTGGATAGTCTGCGTTGGATCAAGCCCGATGCGGGCTGCGGCTCCGTCGAGGACGGATTGGAATGTTACGGCTCTCATGGGTTGTTATTGGGGGGGTGGTTGTTGGGGGGATTGTTGCATTTCTTCGGCGACTTTTTGCAGGCCGGGTTGAGCGCCGACGCGGCCGATCTGGGCGTTTTGTTGTTGTTGGACTTGGAAGGAGAAGGACTCCATGCGGGCGTTGAGCATGGCGGCGAAGATTTGATCCTGCTGGAGGCGTTGCTGGATCGCTGGGTTGCTCTGGATGATGTTTTGCAGGGTTTGCAGGCGGAGTTGGAAATTCTGGCCCTCGCTCTTGAGCGGTGGCTCGGCGCCAGCGGCGATTTTTGTAAATTGCACTTGCTCGTCGTCCATCTCCTGTTGGCTCGCGGCTTCGGCATCGCGGATGAGGAGGCCGGCGAGATTAGGGTCGATGGAACCGAAGAGGAATTTGACGAGACCGGCGCGGTCGATGACGCCTTGCGTGTCGAGAGGGATGAGCTGGGTGAGACCTTGCAGTTTGATCTTAAGGGCCTCGGAGTCGAGCGTGCGGGCGTCGAAGTCGAGGCGCATGTCGTATTTCCCTTGGATGTCTTCTCGGCTGGCGCGGAAGGGTGTGGGCAGGCCGCCGGCGACTCGCACGAACTGGATGTCGTCGAGGTATTGTTGGCAGAGCTGGAAGGTCTGGCCGAGGATGAGGGCCATGTCGGCAAGCCAGGTATCGACCAAATCCTGCTGGGCGAGGAGTGCTCGTTGCGGGGCCATGTCGGCGCGGGGAATGCCGAAATATTCGTCCACATCGCGCCGGGTGGCGGCTTCGATTTCGATGGTGCCCATGTCATTCACAGGCGGGGCCATCCATTGGAATTCGCCGGGGCGGCGCTCGGGAAGCAGCTTGGCGGGGCCGAGGACGATCTCCATCTTGCCGCGATTGGCGGGGACTTTGAGCGGAGGCAGAATGGTCAGTGAGGCGCGGTCACTGCGGTAATCGCGCTGCACCTTGATCTCGCTCTGCTGGGTGGCGACGAGCTCGGGCACGCCTCGGGCTTCGATGAGTGGGCGGCTGGTGCGCTCGAGCGGGAGCTCCACAAAAGGATACTGGCCGTGCTCGTAGCCCATGGCCTCGGACTTGGCGACGCGGTCCACGACGCTGGGCTGGATGTGGGTGCAGATGACCTCCATGGCGCCGATTTTTTCGTTCCACTTCTTCTGGTAGACGCGCCAGACCTCGATCATATCGCGGTCGTCGGAGAGCAGGAATGTATCGGTGATGCGATACATGTTGCGGCCGGTGCGGCGGGAGATGCCTTTGTGCTTGATGGCTTCCTCGATCCAGAGTGGGTCGTAGTCCTCGGTGATTTCGCGCTCGCGGAGCTCGTCTTCGCGGAGGAGTTCACGGCAGGCGATGAAGGGTGCCCGCTGGAGGTCGTAGGTGGAGGGCGGGAAGATGATGTCCTCCCAGGGCTCGTAAGCCTGCCAGTCGGGGAGGTTCTCGAAGATGTAGGGCGAGTCGTATTCAAACGCTCCGGTCTCGCGGAGCTTGCGGACATTGGCTGCGGTGCCTTGTCCTGGAAGGAAGTTTTCCATCTCGCGGGCGACGAATTCTTCCTGCGTGGGGTCGAGGATGGCCTCGATCATCATGGCAATAGCCGGGTCGCCGGTCTCCATGTATTGCATCTGGAGGGACTCGAGCGTGAAGGTGAGTTTTTCGTTGCGAGTGGTGCGGCGCCAGAAGACGCCCATCACAGCGAGGCCGTAGGTCTCGCGGATGTTTGCGGCGAGTTCGATCTCGCGCTTGGTCATGGCGGCGCAGTGCGAGTTGAGTATCCACTGGATGACGGTCTCCACTTTCTTGCCGGCGTGGATGTCGGTGGATTCGGTGGGCAGGACTGCAAGGCGGGCGCGGCCGAAGGAATTCTTGAGAAGGCGCACACGCTCGTTGATGAGCATATCGGAAAGTCTTATGCGGGAATCACTTGCCCCATCCCATGGGAACGCGGCCTTGCCGAGGTTGGCCGAGATTTTGCGGCCTGTGTCGTCTTGCCCTGGCCAGAGGCAGAAGCGCTGGTTGTAGTTGAGATTTTTCCTCGACCAGTAGTTCGCTGCGTCGGTCTCCGCTTGCTCGACGAGGCCGATAATTTCTGAAATGGCGGAGGATTTCATGGAACGACGATCAGCGGCTTGGCGGTGGTGGTGACGACGGTGTGGGGGTTGGCTTTTTTGAATTCCTCGCGGAATCCTTTGTCCTTCCAACAACCGGGTAGGAGGTTGTTCCAGTAGATGTAGGAATCGAAATCAACGCTCATGGTGTGCTGGCCGATGCCGTCGACGGTGCTGCGTGCTGCGGCGATGCGGTCGCTGGCGGCCTTGATGCGCTGCTGGCGCATCTCAGCGTTCACCATGCTGGCGTGCCAGCCGGTGCGGAGTTCCTCGGTGACCAGCGGGGCGAGGTCACCAAGATCGGCTTCGAGTTCTACTGCGAGGTCGGACATTTTTTGGAAAGTGTCCCGCATTGGGAGGGGCGCTCGGGGTTGGGTCTGGAGGGTGTGAGCGCCCCTCCTGTGCCTATGCGGGGGAGGCTGTATTAGGCAGTCGGTGCGAACTTACCGAGAGCCAGAGGGCTCTTGACGCAGAGGGCGCAGATCGCGTCCACGATGCCGCGTGGTCCACCGCCACGGTCTTCCAGTTCTTGGAAGCGGGGCTTGCGGTTGTAGCGGAGCTCGACCATGTCCATATCGAGGACATAGCCACGGCCGTTCTGCACGGCGGCTGCGTTGACGGTCGCGTCCTTCGCCAGGAAGAGCGATGGGATGAGCTCGAGTGTGCCGAAGTCGCCCTCGAAAATGTCAACGGTGCTGACGATTTTGGAGCTGTCTTTTTGATTCAACACGCGGATGGCGCTGGCGACATTCGTCGAAGCGAACTGCGTGCGTGTGAACGCGGTGAACTGGCGCTTGAGGGCAGGCCCGCAGACGAGGCTGTAGGTCTGTGCTTTGCCGGTCTGCTCGTAGAGGGATTGCAACATATCCTGGATGTTGTTCTCAGTGAGCGAGGCGGTGACGGTCGTGTTGATCGACGCGGTTGGCGTGCGGTAGGCGGAGTTGACCGGGAGGTCGGACTGAGCGCCATTCTGGATCCACTTGCCAAGACCACGGGTCTTGTAGGGGGTCGCGCCGGATTGCTCAACGCCTTCTTGGTCGGAGCAGAATGCGGCTTCCATGGAGCGCTTCATTTGCTCGAGGGATTTGCTGACGGCGCGGGCCATTTCTTTCTTTTTGCCGATACCGGCAACTTCGGAAACATGCTGCGCGAGATCGTCCACGGATGGGACTTCGCGGAATTTCTGGATGCGGGCTGAGAGGAGCACGCGGTTGGCAGCGTTGTCCACGAAATCAGATGAGGAAACATCTGTGTTCGAGAGCACGCCAGCGGGAACCGTCGCCGCATTGAATGCGTCGGCTTGCCATTGTGTGAGGGGGTTGATGGGCTCTGCGCCTTTTTTCGCCATCGAGATGACGGGGCAGGTTTTTGCGTCTACGACCGCGATGAGGTCGGAGAGATCCTGGCGGATGCCAGTTTGGTTTGTGATGAGTGTAGCGGGCATAAGTTAAGGGGGGGGTTGGTTTGGATTTGTGGGGTTACAGCGCTCCTTCGAGATACGCTGCGATGTCGTCGGTCTTGAGCGAGGCGCCTCGAGTGAACAGGTTTCTTGCTCCTTCGCGGTTCGCTATGTCTTGGGCGGGCACTCGGGCACCTTTGGCGGGACTCGGCGGGTTGCTGGCTTTCACGGGGGATTTCGACTCGGGCTTGGACGATGCGGACTTTTTGGCCATGGCCTCGGCTCGGGCGAAGCGGAGCTTCATGCCTTCCATCGCATCGCCGACTATCATCTCGATCTGCGGCATGTTTTTGAGGTAGGGATGGGCTTTGAGGGTGGCCATGAGACTTTCGTGCTCTTGGGTGCCTGCTTTGAAGAGCGCCGGATAAACGGAGCGGGCCTCGGGAAGCACTGCGTTGCGCTGCGAGATCCATTCCTTGCGCTTGGGGGCGTGCTCGGTGAGGAGCTCGTCGGCGGTGGCGAGGTATTCACGAACTTGGGAGGGCTCGTAATAAACTTCTTCGCCGGCGGCATTCTGAACGGTGCCGCCTTCCAAATTCTTGATCGCCCAGGCGCGGATTTTCTTCGCGGTGGCAACTCGGTCGTCGAGTTGCTCGGCGTTCTCCACATCGGCGAGCGGGTCGCTCGCGGTGGGCGTAATCTGGATGGGAACGGTGGCGTCGAGTTTGGCTCGCAGCTCGCTGACCTCGCTCTCGAGGGTCTCTGCGCGTGTTTCGGCCTCGCGGCGTTTGGCCGTGATTTTGTCGATGCGCTTGAGGAGCTTCTCGGGGACGGGGTTCTTTTCCTCTTCGGGCTCGGCGTCGTCTTTGTCCTCTTCGGACTCGGCGTCGCTGTCGTCGTCAGTTTTGTCGGTATCCTGTGAAAGATCAGTTTCCGCTGAGGCATCCTCCGTGTCGGTGGCCTCTGGCTGCGCTTCTGGCGCGTCCTCGGTCTCCTCGGCGGCGGGTTGTTCCTGCGGGGTTATCTCTTCGAGATCGAAGCCGATTTCGGCCGCAATATCAGAGAGCGTCATTGGGGTGTCTGTGGTGTCTGTCGTCATGGTAATCCAACCAAGTGGGTCAGTGCCTTCTGGGTCGAGCGGCACAGGAGCTCGTTCCATTCAGAATGACGACAGAATTATGGAAATCTACAGAGCCGCGCCCACAGCGGCAGAAAGAGGCATCGACCGACCTATAACGGCAGAAAAAAGCAAACCGTTAAGGATTATTTAATGCTCTTGCTCGCTTCGTCGATGCGCTGGAGGAGGTCAGACTCGAGGCCGCGCAGAGCGTCGAGGGCGCCGGCGCAGTGGGCGAGCTGGCCGTGCTCGGTGGCGACCTTGATGCTGCCGACCAATTCGGTGGCGTCATCGATATGGTCGCGGAGGACTTGGAGGACGGCTTGCACGACGAGCGGCTTGCTGCCGGGCATGCAGAGCGCGGTCGCCATGTCGTCGTCGTCGAGGCGGTCGGAGAGGATGTAGCGGGTGGTTTGTTTTTTTAGGTTGAACATAGGGTCAGGCGAGTTGGAATTTTTTGATGATGGCGGGGAGGCTGAAGGTGTGGCGTTTCTGCCGAGGTGCGGGCAGCGGGTGCAGCAGGCCGACCTCGATGTAGGTCTTGTAGGTGCGCTCGGAAATACCGAGGAGGTCCATGACATCGCGCTTGCGCAGCGTGCGGCGTTTAATAGGCACCTCCTCCGGTAACATGGAGCCGCCCTCCTTCCACATTGCCGACTCCTGAGGTGAGTAAATACCGGAGGCAGTCGATGGGGTCTTTGCTGGCGCCTTTCTGGCCGTCGCTGCCGGTCCACTCCTTGAGGGCCCAGATGGTGTTGGTGCAGCACTCGGAGATATACAGCCGAGGGGCGTTAGTGTGGTCGATGGGTGCTTCTTCGTCATAGTAAAGTGCGTTGTTGATGAGGCCGACCCCCTCTTCGATGTTCTCGCCAGGGCAGGATCGGAAGGACATGCCGACATCTTCGAGCTCCTCGAGGAGGGTGGTGGATTGCTCGCGGGTGCCGGCGACGGTGGTGTTCGCATACCTTGAGTCTATCCAGCGCTCAAAGACCTTGACCCCGTCGAGGGCTTCCATGCGCTCGATTTCCCGCTTGTAGGCGAGCAGGCCGAAGCCGAAGGATTTCTGCCCCTCGCCTGCTTCGCCGTCGGCTTTCTTGCCGCTGCTGATCGCCCACGGCCCGGCGTAGCCGACGCCTTCGATGTAGGTGTCGGTCTGCGGCCACTCGCGGTAGACCCACGCCCGCTCGGCGGCGTCGATGCGGATCCACTGCATAAACCAATTTTTTCCGCCCGCAGGGTCGCAAAAGAGGTAGTTCGTGCCGTCCTGAGGAATCTGGTCGGCCTTGACGACATGCACCGACTCGCGGAACCTCGGGAAGCGCGTGGCGGCGGCCTTGACGGGGACGCCGTAGGCGCGACAGAGGATTTTTTCTCGCGGTTGCTTGGCGAGCTCGGTCTTCATGCGCCCGTAGCCTGCCCACGGGTTGTTTTTTGTCTGGAAATAGATGATGCCGGCGTGACGGCTGGTGCATTCCTGCACGACGGGGACTTTTTCAAATCCCTTGCCGCTTTTTCTCGGCAATAGCTCGGCATCGCACTCCTCAAGCGTCTTCGCGCCCTGGAGATAGTTTTTTACCGTGGGGCTGTAGCCTTCGATGGGCGTAAATGTGACGAGCAGGATGCCATTTCGGTCGAGAAGTCGAAATCGGATGGTTTCAAGCCAGTCGAGGGGGACTAATTCGTCGCACCAGGCGAGATCGATCTCGCCGCCCTCGATGGTGGTCACATCCTGAGCGTAATTTCGGAACCAGACCTGCGATTTGTTCGGAAGGACGGCGGTGTTTTCGGAAAAACCGTTCTTCTGCGTGTAGGAAATGTTGGTGATCTTGCTACGCTTGGCCGTTCGCAGCTCGGCGGGCATGAAGTTCCACACGATGGGCTGCTGCATGGAGATCGAGTTGTCGTTGGTGGTCTGGAAGCACCACACGCGGCTCGCGGGCTTCTCCAGCAGGGTGCGGACGACCATTTTCCCCGCCCATGTGGACTTGCCGGAGCGGTTGCCGCCCAGCACCAAAAGGTCGCGGTAGCGCTTGGCGATCTTCTCGGCCTTGGTCCAATGCTCAGGCTCGTAGCCGTAGCGGATGGGATCCTCTTTTTCCAGGGTGATCCGGCGTTCCCTCTCGGCCAAGAGGGTCTTTGCCGCCTCAAAGTCGGAAACGAAAAGCTCCGGCGGGATAAATGGCAGCAGCGGGTGGGCGGTTTGCGAAAATGTCATAGGGTAGCGAGCTTGTCGTTGATGCGGGTGAGCCAATCGGAGGCCTTAGGCTTGGCCTTGCGGGCGAGTTTGCGGCGCTTAGGGCGTTTGGTCGCGGTTTTCTTCAACCACGGGAACGGCTCAGGGTGCGAGACCTCGGCGGTGTTAAACCGGTGGCCGTTCTCGCACCGGCGACGCCGAATGAATCCCTCGCCAACAGAACGGCAGGAGACCACTCGGGTGGAAGATTGGCAGGTGGTGCAAATCATTGGCTTTTTTGCTTCTTATAAAAATTCAAGGCCTCCATGCGGGCAATTGCCTCATCCACCGAGTAAGCTGGACGCTCCAGAAAATGCGCCAACCTGCCTGCGATCTTCCACGCCTCGTCGCGCTCGCGCTCCAATGAATCGCTTTTTCGGACAAAGTAATTTTTTGATTTAATCAAATTTGCAATCATATCAATAATTAAATAGTCGTGTTCTGCATTTCCAACAGCCTGTCCGCCTTCGGATAGCATCTTGCGAATGTTATCAATTTGCTCCCGCGCCTCGTCGCGCTCGCGCTCCAACTTGCGGGCAAAGTTGGCTGTAACGACCATCATTGGAATCGGATTTGTTCTAAGCAGCCCCTCACATTGCGCAGCATTCGTCTCAGGCGTGTCACTCATCCCTCATACCCCCCATGCAACAGCGCATTCGTCTTCGGCTTCACCGCCACCAACGCCCCGCCGGCGTCCACTCCCACCAAGACCGGCTCGTTCGCCCGGTAGAAGGTATTCGACCGCACTTGCACATTCACCACCTCGCCGTCGAGGTCTACCCTCAACACACGGGGGTTCTGCGGCTGCCTCCCTGGCGCGGCCTTGCCCATCCTCGGCCACTCAGGAGGCATAGGCGGTTGATCTTGTTTTGTTTCTTGCTTGTTAGGTTGATGTTTTTTCATAAAATTTTTCGGGGGCTGGACGAGTGGGGGGAATTTTGCGGAGCCAGCGGACCGACCCCCCTCCCCCCCCTATCGGGCGATTACCGGTTGATAACTTCTGATAACACCGATTATAGGTAGTCGGCTATGGTTCATTTGCAATGACTCGTCAGTAATTACCCTGTTTTTAGGGCCGTTATTGAGACTGAGCGGTGGTTTTGAAACAGGGGCCTGCGCACTGTTACTGGTTCCCTTGGGGGTCTCGATCTCGAACTCTGCATCGATGGCATCGACTTGTTTGGGGATGCTGTTCATTAGTTCTTCAAAGGACAATGCTTGGATCTTATTGTGAATGCTGATGGTTAGCTGCGCTCCACCTTCGGAGTCTCTGAGCTTGTCTTGAGCGGTGCCGAGGATGAAGTTGAGTTCGGCGGGCTTCATCTTGGCGAGTTGCGTAGGGTTGCCGAGCATGTCAACGAGTGCATCGGATGACAGCCTGGCGATCTCTCGGAGGCGATTGGTTCTGGATTGGGCCTCCTTCTCTTTGGTGTCGGGATGGTTAGCGATGATGCGATTGATGACAGGGATGGCTACTCCCAGCTTGGTGTAAATGGCGGAGACCGTCATGCCCATGAGGAAAAACTCGGCGACGATATCGCACATCTGCCGAAACTGGGTGGACATGGCATCCCAGTTCACCGTTTCTTCGCACGCTTTGGCCTGTTGTAGGGCTTTTTCCAGCTTGTTGGGCTGAGAACCTATCTCGGACTTAATTGCGGCCTGTGCGCGTCTCTGAAGCTTCCATTCCTTGGCTTCCTCGTAGTCCATGGGGCACCCGGCATCGAACCATTGAGTGGCTGTCTGGACGGAGACTTGGAATTCGGTGGCCAGCTTGGTGGCGATGCTGTGTTTGGTTTCGGGTTTGGCTGGGCGTTGAGGTTTGATGGGTTTCATGGGCGTGGGCATGGGCGTGGTGATTTCCAGTTGCTGGCTTCGACGATGAGGCGCCGGGCTTCTTCGGCGGAGTGCCAGTAGACTTCCTGTTCTCCGATGTCTCGGGTGTATTCTGGTGGGGTGATGTGATCGAGCGCCCATCGCAGGTAGGTGGCGAGGTCTGAGGCGAGTCGGCAAGTGTGAGCGACGCCTGGGTGGTCTTGCCATTCGCGGCCGCAGGCTTGGCAAGTGATCTTGGGGTCTTTGGTCGTATCCAGCATAATTCTATTTTGCGGTAGTCATGGTTGAAATAACTCTGCCGAAAAATCTACTGCCGCAGAAACCCCCCCCTTTATAGGGGGGTTCTGCGGCAGTTGTTTTGCGGCAGTTATTCATGTGCCGCATATTTGTTATTTTGCGGTAAATTTGCGGTAGTTTTGCGGCACTTGTATTCACGCTGATTACGCTGCCTTTTGGGTTTGAGTTGAGTTCTTAGAGCGCCTGAGTATGCGCTCGATTGTGTCGCGGGAGACGCCGTATTTGGCTATCATCTCGCCGTAGAATCCACGGGCGCCATCCGGCCATATGGCATGCTTGGCAATGATCTCAGCCTCTTGGAGTGGTCCGATCTTCGGCGTGCGTCCCGACTTGCCTTGGGGTTTGGCGTCTTCTTCGGACTCCTCGGGGAGAGTGGTCGGTTCCCAGTGCAGTCCACGGTCGGCGTGCTTGATGACTATGTCCGTGGTCGGGTGGCCGTGGTCATCGACTACAGCGGCGCGGTTGCCCCGCTTCGCCAGGAGAACCTTGAAGATTCCTTCGTGCTTGGTGGTTTGCAGCACACAGATGGCGCGGGCCCAGTTGGTTAGCTCCGATGAGCCGAGGCCGATGTAGGCGTAGTCATTCGCATTCCAATGCGCCCGGCTCTTGCTGTCGCTCTGTGGCTTGCCCGTGTGGTGGGACCACACCCATGCGAAGCCGTGCTCGAACGCCAGCGGGTTGCAGAGCTCGCGCAAGAAGTGCGAGGCTACAGACTGCTGGGAAATGTCGTCGCCGATGAATGAGAGAAGCGGATCCCCATAGACGAGATCGAATGGACCGTGCTTGACGATCAGCTCGCGAACGACCTCGATGAATGACTCGCCGGTCTGCGCTGTGACGCGAGCCACGATCACATTCTCCCGCAGGATATCCACCGCCTCGCGTTGCGTCATCTTGGATTGGGCTACTACATACGACATCACGCCTTGCACCACCTCGGCCATGTCGCCCATATCGTTCTCAGCCTGCACGATCAGGCACTTGAGCTTCTGCTTCGGCTTCATTCCAAAAAATGGCATCCCCAGTGCCCAGGTCATCGCTTGCTGGATCGTGTAGGAAGATTTGCCGATGCCCGACTGCCCGAGGAGGAGAAGCTGCCCGCCACGGCACAACCAACGGTCGCCCACCAGCGTGCTTGCATCATCCTTAGGCGTGTATTTGAAAAGCTGCTCAAAGGTATGCATTTCCACGCCCACCATGGCCGACTTCGGCTTCGCCAGGAGTTTGAGCTCCTCGAGGGCCTCAGCCACAGGCATGTCGCCAGTCGCCAGCTTGCGCCCGATCTGTGTCGCCTTGCGTAGGTTGTATGCGCTGGAGATATCCTCCAAGTATTCCGCGACAATCGCACCGCCCGCTGGGCTAAATGCCAGCGAGGTATCTGCCAGCACCACACCGTCCTGCCACGACACCATACCGGCGGCCTGCGCCTCAGCCTCGGCCAGCTTCAGCCAATACGGTTCCCGCTCGATAGCCTCGAGGATCGTCGTGCCGACTACAGCCTTGCCAGCGTGGTGCAGCCGGTGCGCGGCGGCGTAGTAGAGCCCATTCAGTGTTGAACTGAATGCCTCCGGCTCGACGACCGCCGACTTCGGCACGCCGGCGAAGCCAGCGACACTAATATAGCCGACGACGGCGCTCTCTTTCTCAGGGTATTGCATTAAAATTATTCTTTAGTTAAAATTCTCCATGCGAGCGCAGCCACTGCTGGAACTTGTCCGTTTCCAGTGCGCTTAATGCGCTCCACTCCGTCGGCCACCCCATTAAGGCGTCGTAAAAATCGGGGTGTGGGTAAATCGTTCCAGACACATCTTCTCCATCTGTCCATGTGGCAAACTGCGCTTGGCGTTGCTGGAATTTGCTGCCGCTTGTGGTGCCCTTGTAATCCACCATTTGAGGCGTTGGCCACGATCCAGATTCGTTCTCGCTTGTGAGGTGCACCGGCGTGGTGAGCTCCCACAACTCCCCATCGCGCATCGAACCCCAGCGTGGAAAGGTCTCCAAGCACTCGGTCGAGTCCTCGAAGAGTAAGCATTGGTGAGTTCTCCACAAAGACGAAGCGGGGTCGAACTTCGCCAATGATCCTGCCCATGTGCCTCCACATCGAACTGGCTTCTCCGTCGATGCCTGCCCCTTTTCCGGCACAGGAAATGTCGGTGCAGGGAAAACCTCCAGAAACGACATCAACAATTCCTCGCCATGGTTTTCCGTCAAAGGTTTGAACATCATCCCAGATCGGGAAAGGCGGCAGACATCCATCGTTTTGCCGAGCCACGAGCACGCTTGCTGCGTAGGCGTCCCACTCCACAGCGCACACGGTGCGCCATCCAAGGAGTTTGCCGCCGAGTATTCCTCCACCAGCGCCTGCGAAAAGAGCCAACTCATTCATTTTCCTTCACATCCCCCGCATACACCGCCACAGCCAGCGCCGCCCACAGGTGTGAGCGCATGCCGTAGGTCGGGCCAGGGTTCTTCTTCGTGCCCTGCGGACCCAAGCGGTCGATGAGCGCCTGCCGCACATTGGCATCCTTCGCTCTGGGAGAGTGGCAGAGGTGGAGTTTTGCATCGCGCCGGTAGACCAAGCGCGGCTCCACGCGAGCCACTTCCACGAACCGCCCGATCCAGACACAGGTCTCGAAGACCTCCTTGCCCACCGCCATGCCGTAGGAGGCGATCATCTCGCAGGCGCACTTGTTATATTCGCGGCCGATCAAGATTTGGCGGATCTCCGCATTGGGCAGGTGGTCGGCCTCAAGGATGCGGCGCCCGTCCCAAAGGACAAACGCTGTATCTGTAGTGCCGGGGTCGAGGGCAAGGATAGTCATTCCAGCTCTGGTAGGTTGCGGCGGAGGGATGCCCCCGCCAACCATCCGCGCACATGCTCGATGGTGTTCTCATCGAGATCGGCAAACGCGCCGGCGCCGTGCTTGAGACGGCTCCGGCACTCTTGATCGAAGTCGTTAAGCACCAGCAGGGCGTCGAGCCCTGCCTGTGCGTAGCGCATCTCTGCCGCGTCTTGCGGCAAGTCAAATTCCAGTATTCCCCTCATGATCAGAACGGGATGTCGTCACCGTCAGCGACTGCCGCAGGTTTCGCCGCAGGCTTGGCCACAGGTCCAGCTACCAACTTGCCCGAGAGGAAATCGGCCCGCTCTTCACCGTGGAGGTAGTATTCGATGGTATTCCAGAAGATGCCTTCCTTCTCGCCCGGTTTGTCGCCGATCATGGCCACCACCTCGCGGGTCTCGCAGGATTCCGCTGTGAGCTCGGCATCGCCCTCGAGCACCGCCTCGCCCGAGGAGGCCCGGAACGCATCGATCTTCCATCCGCTCTTGGGCGTGAAAACAAGGTAGTCGCGGATCTCCGGCCCTGTCTTGCCATCCGGCAGCATGACCTTGAGCACCAGCTCGATCATCGGGTTATCCCCCGAGCCGTCCGGCTTTTTCTTGCTCCGCTTCTCCTCGGCTGTGAAAACTTCACACTTATAGGCCCCCGGCTCGACATGGTATTTGCTGTTGCTCTGAGGTGCTTCTGGTTTTTTTGCTTGGTATGTAGGCATAATGTATTGATTGGTCTGCGTTTTTTGGGATTGCGCAGCCCCCCTTTGCCCCTGCCGCCGGATGTTTCCAGCCGGGCGAAAAAATTATTTCGTCTTCGTGACCTTGACTTGTCTGAGTTGTTTCGAGCTGGTGCCGCTCTTTATGTGGGCGTTGAGGGGGTGCTCCCCGAGAGAGGTGAGCCAGTCTCTGTAGGCTTTCCCGCTCATCTTGCCGCCCATAGCGAGCACCACGGACTTTAGTGTCAGGTCTTTGCGCTTGGCGGCCCACAGGATGGCATCCGCCTCGAAAAACTCGCGGCCCTTCACCTCGATAAGCTTCCAACCCGTCACCTCGGCACCTGTCTCGAGGCGATCCTTCATGGCCTTCTCCACCGGCTCCGCCACCAGCTTCTCCGCCATCTTCCATTGGGCGAAAAATTCCCCCATACGCTCAGGCGAATCCATGATGGTGGTAAGGATGGTTTCGAGACTCGTCACCGGCTGTGCTGCCAGAGCCAATCCAGCTTCCACCGGCTTCACCACGGCAGGGCATGTATTTTGATTCGCACACCAGGAGCAGTATTCCGAAACCCGAGGCTCGGCTGAGGGGTCGTTCACCTCAGCGATGATGCGCTCCACGATCTGGCGGGCTTGATCCTTCGTAAACCGATAGCCCTTTACCAGTTGGTGGTCGCAGTAGAGGACATGGGCCACCCACTCCTCCTCAAAGTAAAAATGCATGCAGGCATAGGCGTATGCGGCCAATTGAGGCATGTAATCCCGTAATTTTCCCGTTTTCAAATCTGCCACCCACCCCATCTTGGTGCAGAGCGCATCGGCCGTGCCGACATGGGCGATGCCCGGCGTGTGCATGGAGAGGAATTCCTCCCGTGCCTCAATGGTGCCCGTCCGCTTGTAGTCCTCCATGAGGGCGACCGCCCACTCCACTGCCGGACGATCCTCCGCCGGCAGCGCATCGATCTTGGTGCGGTCGCCCTGCAACCCTAAGCGAAAAGCCTCATCCATTAAGGTGCCCCGCTGGGCAGCCGGTCCTGCATCCCCCGGCTTCGGTGTGTATTTTGGGCACGCCGCCAGTTTCGGCAACATGCTGTGTCTTATGTTAGATGTCATGGTGTTTTCTATTAATCAGTTTTGCGTAGTCTCTTCCTGTCAGCTTGCCTCGGGAGGCCAAAAACCTGTCGCAAGCCGCCTTGATCTCCTCGCAGGCCGCTGGCGAGAGGTAGGAGCCCATAGCGCGAATGTCGTTTGGCGAGTAAGTCTCGAATCGAAGTTTAAATTCGATGAACGCGCCAGGAGTGTTGCGATTAGTGAACCACTCATCGTTCTCTCCCAGCGCCTCACGACATGTGCGCTCGATGCTCACGCGACAGTTTTCGCCACGGTCTTGAGGAAATCCTCCGGTCGTTTCTCCACCTGCCCCAAGAACGCCGGCGGCATATCGCGCCAAGTCTGCCCCTCTGCGATCTTACCCGTCGAGATGCACCAGGCATTCACAGCCGCCTCATGCGGATCCAGATAAATGGCAAGAGCCGCCTTCGTCTCCTTGTGCTCACGGCCGAGGATCTCCACCGCAACCGCCTTGGTCGGAGCCTTCACCGCCCCGAAAAGCGAGGAAATGCTCGCAAATTCCAGCGGCAACTCATCCGCCAGCTCCGAGCGAGTCTTCGCATCGTAGGCCGCCGCATGCGTCGTATAGATCACACGCTCCTTACCCCCACGGCCCTTCGCCTTGCCCGACTCGCTCTCCACGATACGAGTCTTAAAGTTCAGAAAGAAAAGGTGATCCACCCACTCCTTCACCAGCGGCGAAGCCTGCTTTGTCAGCTTCAGCTCGTAGCGGTCAAATGCCTGGACCTGATCCGGCGGCTCCTGGCGCTTCACCTGAGCATGGCCGATCAGCACCACATGCATTCCAGCGTCCACAAGACGGTCCAGATCATTGAGGAAGCGAGCCATACGCTCCGCCGCCATCACAAAACCCTTGCCGTAGGGAATCTCCTCAAGGCTTTTGATCTTCTTCTGCTCGCACAGATCGGTATGGTTCAGCCGCTCCGCCCAATCGATGGAGTCCAGCACCACCGTCTTGTAGCCATAGCTCCCCGAGGCCAGCTCCTTCACCACTTCCAGCAGCTCCGCCCAAGTCTTGATCTCCTGCCGAGGCACATCGAGGTGCGCCGACCCCTTCTCCACATCCAAGAAAATCGGCTGCGGCATCTTGGCCGCCAGCGTAGTCTTCCCCACGCTTTCGACTCCATAAAAACAGACCCGCTGGGCCCGCTGTATCTTACCTGTTACTATGTTCAGTTTCATAAAATTAGTCCTCCTCGTTGTAAAATTCCTCCCACCGGCGCTGCCTCTCTCGGCGGCGCTCGTCATGCTGGCGCATCCTCCACAACATGCTTTGTTTTCCACACCAGTAGCTTGCAAAGCACGACCCCAGCGTCAGGGCGGCCAAAGTCAGTCCAAACTCCACGCTCACTTCTCGTCCTCCCCATCGCGGGCAGCGGTTGGCTTGATCCACTGCGCGTATTTTTCCCACATCGATGGCCAAGTGCTTTTGATGAGGGCCAAATTATCGTCATCAGCAGCCAAAGCCGCCTTCGCCAAAGCCTGCGCAAACCGACCGCCAAAAGTGACCATGTGAGAGATTGTTGAAAGATCGTCGCTGGTTTTCATGCCGCCTCCTTCACTGGAGGTTTCGGAAAAGCCATCCAGTGAGTGGTGGCAATGTTCACAACTCCCCCACTCAGCCACCGCCAATCCAGACCGTCGTGGTAGCCCGCACCCACCTCTCCGTCCTCTGTGTGGATGATGACATCCGTGTCCGAGTCCGGCATCGAAGCGTCCACATGCGTCCACTCGCTCATTTCTTTTCCTCCACCAGTTTGACCTTCAGCGAAGAGCTACCGACTGGCCTCACCTCGGCAACCAGTTGCAGAATCTGATAAGTCGCGGAAGATGCCTCATCCCGATCATTCAAGGGCGTGTCTGACTCTTGCCACCAATCCGAAAAGTCTTTGCGAATGAATGCCTCTGCTCCTGCGCGGGTTTCGTAGGGGCCGAAAATGTTCATCATCCCGACTTTTTCAGCCTCCGTATCGATGACATAGAAAGCGCTCATCGTGCCTCCCCCCAAGTTGAGACCCAATAGGTAACCCCGGCCAAGCAAAACGCTGGCCCCATTGCGCGGGCAAATTCCCACGCATACTGCAACTGACGCACTATTTGTTCGTGTTCCATAAATTATCTTTCGAGGCAGACATGCGTCGCTTGCACGCGGTGCTTGAGGTAAAACTTGGTCTTAGCCTCGCCGAATCCAGCGGCGGGAATGAGGTCTCGGATCTGTCCGGTGAGGTGGCAGAACCCCTCGCAGAGGAAAACCTTCGACCGCTTCATTGGATCCTCCCCCGCAAGCGAGCCTGCTGAAGTTTGTTTCCACCCTTTACCTGGAGCGCCACCTTCAGCGTCTCCGCATTGTCGAACATCCAAGACCGCCCGACTTTCGTCGCCGGGATGATATTCAACCTGGCATATTTTCGCACCGTGAACGGAGCCAACCGAAGCTCCGCAGCCGCCTCATCAATAGTGATCATTTCGATGCCCTCCTGTTGGTCGCTTTTTGCCGATCCATTTTCTCTTTCACGAGTTGAGCGATGATTCGAGACACGGGCATGCGGCCTTCCGCTGCGGCTGTCTGTTTCAGCCAATCCAGCATGTCGCTCGGCATGCTCACGCTGGTTTTTACAAATGCAGTTTGCATGGCGCATTTCTTACTACCAAGTCGTAAGCGGTAGCAATAAAAATAAGGATATCACCCCATGCTGGAATGTTGTTTTTTACTTGACATCCGCATGAGCGCTACATCTGCGGACTAAAAATTATTTTTGCTTTGGTAGCAATTTCTGCTACTATTGAAATATGAAATCAGACTCCCTGTGCAAAAAAGTCAGCGTGTCCTTACCCTCAAATGTTCACAAATGGCTTATCCAAGAAGCCCAAAAAGAAAGTGAAAATAGAGGGTCAAGGGTTACTGTTTCCTCATTGATTCAAGAAATTATTAACGATTGGAAAAATAACAAATCACAGGGAAACGTCTCAGCCCAACCGCAAACTGGGCGGAAGATTATTGCACCACACAAGCGTTCCGTTGGTGGGTCCTCAACAGCTACGACGGACCGTTCCCTGAAAACTGGGTAGCCGACATTCACGTCCTCTCTACCCA